ATAGGACTAAAAGACTCAGTCCAGTACTCCGCTTCTTTTGCGGTGGAAGAAGGTGTTCAAGATTATGATTTGCAAAAAATTATAGCATCTAGGACAAATGCTGCTGCTTCTGCTACCGTTACAATAACAAATCACAGTAACTTAACTGCTGACAATACTTCTATATCGTTTCAGACAACAGACGGAACTACAATTACTGCAACAGCACATGCAACAGATACTTCTGATGCAGCATCCAACACACCTACGTTTGCAATCAACGGTGGTTCTAATAACGCTGTTGCTACTGCTCTTGCTGCTGCCCTTGATTTAAATGCTAAATTAACTGCTACTGCAACAGAAAATGAGGTTAAAATAACACAAGTAACTGGCGGCACCGCTGGTAACGGAACTATTACAGTAACAGACCCTGGCGATGAAGGAATAACAAAAGTAGATTTTTCTGGTGGCACTACAATAGATTATGCTGGCAAGATAAATGGAAAAAGAATTTTAATTAAAAAAGTCTATTATAAGACCCCGTCTGCAATGTGGAGGTTTTATGGATATTACGGGGGGTTGAATGTTGTTGGGAACTTTCACAATTATGGTCAGTTTTCTGATGATTCATCTTTTCAACTTGTACCAACATGGCAAAACAAGTCGCAAGCGTTAGCGTTTGAAGATGCGATATATACAAGAATGTCTCACTGGTCGTATGAATTAAGAAATAACAAAATAAGACTTTTCCCGATTCCATATAGTGGTGGACCAAGAAGAATGTGGGTAGAGTTTTCTGTACCATCGGATCCAATATCAGATGATACCAATGGCAGATCAACGGTCGAGGGCGTTAACAACATGAATACCTTACCGTTTTCAAATCTGCCCTATGATACGATAAACTCCATAGGTAAGCAGTGGATAAGAAGATTTGCACTTGCGCTATCAAAAGAAATGCTAGGACTAGTGCGATCAAAATTTGCCAGTATTCCGATTCCGGGAGAACAGGTTACTCTTAATGGTTCTGATTTGGTAAGTCAAGGTAAGGAAGAGCAGAATGCTTTAAGAGAGGAACTTAAAACTACTCTGGCAGAAATGACGTATGCTAAATTAGCAGAGCAAGACGCCGGTATGGTGGAGACTACTGAAAGGGTCCTGCAGAGGGTACCTTATTCAGTATATGTGGGGTAACAAATAATGTCAGATAATAAATGGAATCAACCAGCAGCACCACCTCCACCCCTGTTTACTGGTAAAAAAGAAAGAGATTTAGTAAAACAAATCAATGACGAAATTGCAGAAAGAGTCATTGGTCAACAGATAATATATTATCCAATATCGATAGAGGAGACTGATTTTCATCCTATCTATGGAGAGGCGGTAAACAAAACTTTTATGAATCCTATAAGAGTTTATGCTTTGGTTGAGTGGCAAGGGTATGAAACAGAAACCACTAATCTTGGCGTCGATCGACTTTCAAAGATAGTGGTTCATTTTCATAAACGTAGACTCACTGAGGATCAAAATCTTTTTGTTAGGGAGGGTGATTTTGTATTATATGGTGAAACTTTTTATGAAATAGCAACTCTCAATGAACCAACTAGATTGTTCGGACAAAGAGAGCACATGATGGAGATAAGTGCGCAGTGTGTGAGAGCGAGAGAGGGACTATTTAATGGAACGTCATAAACCCTACAGCAAAAGATTGAACGACTATGAAGGAAAAAGAGTATTCGATTCCAGAATAGAAAATATTGATGCAGCGATGTATAGGTTTGTTGATGAGCAGTTGAATCTTCATGCTAACACGTCAACTGGTTTCAAAAAAGTTCCAGTTGTGATGTCTTCGGCAGAAAGATCTTCGTTAAGTAAAAAAGACAAATTAGTTCGTGATGCTGACGGCGCACTGGTATTGCCTTTGATTACCATAGAGAGGACTTCAATGATGAAAAGTCCAAACGAAAAAGGTACAGTTTGGGCAAATATACCAGCACTAGACAAAGTAAAGGGTGGCAATATACCTGTAATGCAGAAAATATTGCAAAGCAAAACATCAAATTTTAAAAATGCTAGATCCCTTAGAACAAGAGGACAATTAAATTTTCCAGATAAGGTTGAAAAAACAGTGTATCAAACAGTTTCAATACCTTTGCCAATATATGTAACGATTATGTATCAGATTACAATTAGGACAGAATACCAACAGCAAATGAACGACTTGGTAGTGCCCTTTATGACTACCCCTGGAGGCATAAACTATATTATTATTAGAGATAACGTGCATAGATATGAAGGATTTATACAGCAGGATTACGCACACAATAATAATATAAGCAATTTTTCAACAGAAGAAAGAAAATTTGAAACAAAGTTTGACATAAAAGTACTAGGACACCTTATTGGTAGCGGTATAAACCAAGAAACGCCACATGCTGTAGTTAATGAGACAGTTGTTGAAGTTAAGATTCCAAGAGAACGTGCATCAGTTCCACCAGAAGAACTAGAGAAGTACGGATTGTGAGGTAGATATGGTACTTAATAAAACAAAACCAAGAAGAATACAGGATATACCATTTCCCGTATCTACAATTGAAACAATAGATCTGGCGTTGCACAAGTTTGTTAACGAAACTTTAGATATTAGATGTATCACATCTACTGGATTTAAAAAAGTTCCAGTCTTGTGGACTTCTGCGGAAAGAAACTTTCAAAGTAAAAATCTAGATATTAGAGATGCCGAAGGTGCTTTAAAGTTACCTCTCATAACAATTGAAAGAACCTCTGTAACAAAAGACCCCTCAAGAAAAGGCACCGTCTATGCAAATATACCAGCGACTGATAAAGTTAGGGGTGGATCAATTGCTGTATCCAGACAGATAAACCAGTCAAAGACTTCAAATTTTGCAAACGTGGGTGCACAAAAAAGGAGGGGGCAATTAAACTTCCCTGTCCGTAATCAAAAGATTGTTTATAGAACAATATCGATTCCTATGCCGGTATACGTAGTTGTAAATTATGAAATAACATTGAGGACAGAGTATCAGCAACAGATGAATCAAGTTGTTACTCCATTTATAACGAGACCAGGCGGGATTAACTACATAATTATTGAAGAAGGCAGATTAAGATACGAAGGTTTTATACAAGACGATTTTTCACAATCAAATAATATTAGTAGTTTTTCTAATGAAGAAAGAAAGTTTGAAACAAAAATTAATATAGAGGTTCTTGGATGGTTAACTGGCGAAGACAAAAATAGGTTGCAACCAAACCTTTCTATTTCGGAAAACGCCGTAGAAATCAAGATTCCAAGAGAGAGGATTGTTCTCAGGGATGAATTGGAGAGAGAAAGTGCAAGACTATATGGTTTGGAAGGTATCGCTTTAGATGCGGCAAGATTTTTGGATGACAAAATTGCCCAACATGCACCAGTTAGAAACCCCGGCGCAGTTACAACCTCTGAAGGTGTTGCCTCTTCTGGAGGCGGCGGCGGTGGTGGAGTGAGTTCTTCGGATGCTGTGACAAAAACTAATTATAAGGTTGCACAAGCAGCAACAGAGACTGCTGATGGTAGCAGAACCCAGTTTACCGTACCAGAAAACTTTGTTGCTGGTACTTTGATGGTATTTAATCAAGGTATCTTAATGAGAATCGGCGCAGATAACGACTTTACGTTGTCGGGAAGAGTGGTTACTTTTGAAGAAGCACCTGCAAATGGTGCAAACGTACTATTTAGTTACATATTGGATGAATCTTAATTGCATAAGGAGGTATAAGATGTCAACATTAAATAAATTGTTAGGTTTGCTTGATAAACTCAAGCAAGAAAACCCAGATTTAGCAAACAAGGCGCTGTTAGCGTCTGAAACACTCAAAGCAGGACTTGATCCCGATGAACTTGAGCAAATTGAGGATTGGGATGAGGAAGAATATGAAGAAGATGAAGAAGAAGAGGAAGAAGAAGAGTTTGATGATTCCTATATTGAATGTTCAACGGAAGATACAAAAACCTTTTTCGGACTAAGAGAAGAAATGGATCAGTTGGTGAAAGAATATGGAATCTACATGCGTGATCATGAAGTAAAAAAGGTTTTAATGCTAGAGGCAATTGAAGGAAAGAGAGAACAGAACGAAAAGTTTGTCGATTCTCTTAAGGAAAAATACAGACTTGATCCGACATCTACATATTCTATTCAAATTAATGAATCTGATGATGGAAATCTAGTTTTTGTCAAAGAGTGATACTATTTATTTTAAAAGAGGATAAAGAATGAATTTTACTACATCAGATATAGGCATTGCCGCCTATTTGCAATTGAAAGGTATAAATCTTATAAGATGCAAAAGATTAGAATCTGGAAAGTTTCACTTCGAGTTTAATGATAAGTTAGGTGAGTGCCACGCTCTTTCGTTGGAGTTTTTGAACTCCGAGTTTTGTAAGTTTGACAACAATGTTAGAAATTTGAAAAAAATTCTTTTCTCTTAAAAGCAGTCTGTTTTACGTTTTTGTTAGGTTCAGTGGGTAAGGTTTCTTTAATTTAAATTTAAAAATAAA